CATGTTATGTGCGTTACAGCGCCATTTCGCACGCAGGTGCGCGACGGCAGCACATGCTTGCGAGATCCAGGCCCGGGCTGCGTCGTTACCAGGCCCGCCGCTCGCAGCCTCGGCACGATCCGCGCGGCGGTCGCCGGCGTGTCAAACTGCACGGAAAATGCAACCAAGTCGCCGACGGTCGGTGGCTCGTCCGCGTCGGCCAGCACCCAGCGCAGCCAGTTGCCCACCACCCAATAAAGGGCCGAGCGCTCGCCACTCAGCAGGGCTTTGACCGGAGCGCCACAGTGCGTCAAGTAGGTACTCTCTACGAAACTCGCGAGCATACGCATGCGAGCGTTATTGGTCGCGTCCAGCGAGCGCAGCGCGCCCAGGTCGGCCGGGTCAACTTTCACATAAGCGCAGTGTGTGTCCACATACTCGCTGACCCGGCTCTGCAGGTACGACGCCCACGCGCTCCTGCGGTCGGCAACACCATTACTAATATGCATCACGCACGCCCTTTCTTTTGCAGTTTGCGATAGCGCAGCCGCGTGTTGCGCACAGAGCTGAGGCTCCATGTGTCGCCGCCCCGCGCAGTCCTTACGCCTCTTGCTTTCAAACCGTCAGCGAGCTGCTGCAGCGTCTCGCAGCCGTATTGCTCAAGCTGGTCGAGAACCGGGCCCACTTCTCGGGCGTAAGCGTCCGCGTCCTTCGCCACAGCGATGCCGGCCTTCTTGGCGGCCGCTGCCGGGTCCGGCGTGCCGAGCCGCGTCCCGCGCCGCTTGGCAGCTGCAAGCGCGGCCGTCGTGCGCTCGCTTATTTGCGCGCCCTCGAGCTCGGCTATGTTAGCCATTAGTTGCAGCAGGAAGCGGTTTTGGCTTGGCGACCCCATCTCCGGAATGTCGCAAACGATCAGCTTAACGTCCGCCTCGAGGAGCCTTGTCAGAAACGGCAGGTTACGCGACAGCCTGTCCATCTTGGCTACGATCAGCGTCGCGCGCTGCGACCTGCACAGCTCGAGCGCCTTGCGCAACTCAGGCCGGCGCCTGTCGGTGCGCTTGCCGCTTTCGGCTTCCGTAAACTCGGCTATCAGCTCCCAGGCGCCGCCGTTAAGGTGCGCCTCTACCATTTGGCGCTGCGCCGCGAGCCCGAGCCCGCTGGCGCCTTGTCGCTTCGTGCTGACGCGGTAATACGCGACGTATTTGCCGCGATGTGCTTTGCCTGCCTCTGCCATGGTTCCTCCTCCTATGCTGCTTGATCGAACAGCGGCAGCCCTACCAGCCGCATGTCCTTTTTTCTTGCGAGCGGCACCACATTGGCTGCCACGGTCGGCTTATAGGCGCCGCTCGCCACATACGCGTTGCGTAGCTCTCTGTAGATCTGTTGCCAGGCCTTCTTGTGCCCGCCGGTCGTGACCTTGACGGGCTCCCCAGCGTAATCGACGGCGTGCGCGAGCTCGTGGCACACGACCATCGCCAGCGGCGCTAACGTGTCGCGCGCGTCACCCATCAGGTCGCCGATCTCCGGGTCGCAGGCGATGCTGTCGTACTCGCCCCGGATGCTTGCGCCGGCCTCGAGCGCGACAGCCCGGCGTAACCAGCGATCCCGCTTGCGGCCTGGCCGCAGCCGCTCGGCGCCCGCCCGCACCCGCGCCGCATCTAACGGCGTCCACCACCAGGATCCACTGTCCGGCGAGATCTGCGCCCACGGCTTCCCGCAGCGCTTGCCGGCCAGGCTCGACCTGCCGCGAACAACCAGCTGCAGATTGTCAGCGAACCACGGCGTCGCCAGGCCCAGCGTCACGCTGAGCCCGGCCACCTCCTTCACCATGCTCCTGATTACAGACTGCATATCTATGCCTTATGTACCTATTGAGTTCTGCATAATCAAGCCACTACTCGACTGGCTCGTCAGTCCAGTAGTTCGGGTCCGTAAATATCTCGCGTCTGTAGCCCTTTAGCTTGTCGGCCTCGCAGTCGCGGCAGCATTTGGCGACTGGTATCCCGCGAGCGTCCTTTACCCAGCGAGCAACCTCTCCGCTGCCGCACCTGCATGTTTCGTAGCTCATAGGTATTCCCCACCATAAGAAATCAACGTGCAGCCCCAGTACCCCATTCCAATATCATCGAGGGGCTCGAAGCCGGTAAAGTCGCCAACGATCCGTCCCTTTGCCATCAGGTTCTCGTCGTCGTCGTACAGCTCGAACTTTTCACCCTCGCCGGGTGCCACTGTGAGCCCGCCAACTGGGCCTGTTACGCCGGTCGCTCCGGCAGCTTCGTCGCAGCAATCCTTGTCAATGATCCAGCCGTACTTTTCGGTCACGCCTTTTTCGTAGCTCATATCTCTCCTCCTAGCCGTTCGGGTTTGTTAGCCAAACATCAGGCGCCAGCTCAACTATGTCGCCCCCTAGCACCAAGTCGCGAGCGAAGGCCTCGTAGTCGAAGTACCGCTCAGCAATCTCTGGCAGGTCGTAGCAATCGGCCACTAGCTCGGCCGCGTAGTTCTCGGCGCTTCCTTCGTAGATGGTCGCGTCGCCTGGCTCCATGTTGATGCCGACTTCTGCGAGCAGCTTGGCGAGCGCCTTATCCTCATCGCTCATTTCCAGCCAGTCCCACAGCTCGTCCGGCGGCGCACTGCTTTCGCAGTACCAGGCAGCCGGGAACCCTTCGTAGTCGCAGAACATCAGCTCGGGGTCCGCTTCTGCGACATAAGCCGTCGCAGCCGCCAGGAACTCGTCCCGGCTCGCGTACTCGTCAAGATCAAACCACTTCCCGATCAGCGTGCCGGCATTGTACTTCGCGTAGGTCGTTACCCAGAGTCTGGCTTCCATATCTCTCCTCCACCGTTTGGGTACTGCAAACTTACCCTTGCAACGTAATACCGTGGCGGTACCTTTGCAATACCCTAACGGTACTTTTTTTTAATAAAAATGTCGGGGCAGAATGGCTATTAAAAACAAGCCCTTACGGGCCCTGATCGGCAAGCACCTGCACTTATCGACTGCCTGCTGCGAGGCTTTGGCAGCGGCTGCAGCGTTCGAGCGCCGCAGTCAGAGCAGCCTTGCTGAGGAGCTGCTGGAGCGAGGCCTCCGCGAGCGCAGTCGCGCCAGGGCGGCTGACGCAGTGATCAGAAGCGCAGGCTACCAGTGAGCGTTAGCGGCGCTGGCGCGCGCAGGAAAGGCAGCGCGTTCGAGCGCGAGATACGGCAGCAGATCCGGGCTATCGGCATCGAGTGCAAGCGCGTGCCGCTGAGCGGCGCCGCCCAAGGCTTCAAGGGCGACCTGCAGCTGGCTGGGATGACAGCCGAGTGCAAGCGACGCAAGCGCAGCTACAGCAGCCTGTACCAGGCGCTCGAGCAAGGCGGCGGAAGCGACCTGCTGTTCGTGCGCGACGATCAGCGCGACAGCCTGGTCGTCATGCCCTTCGACACTTTCGCCAGCCTGTGCCGGTGGGCTGGCCTTCCGCAGAGATATCCGGCGAACCCAAGCGAGGAGACTACAGATGTTTGAATATGCAGGCGAAGGCGAGCGCGAGCAGAGCGACATTGAGCTCAAGCGGCTAACGATTGACTGGGGCAGCCTAAAGACGGGCTGGGGGATGCTTGCGCAAGGCAACAGCGACTTCGTGTGGGCAGCAGTGGCGGGCACGAGCATCCAGCGGCCCGGCGAAGATTACAAGCCGGCGTTTCAGGTTGACGTGTGGCTGGCGGCAGCTGACGGCGCGCCAAGCGACTGCTGGGTGCACTGGCGCAGCATCGGTCAGATGAACCGCAACGCGATCCAAGGCCTGCAGCGCGACGTGTTAAAGGGCGCGAAGGATAACGCCGGCAAGGTCGTCGTCGCCAGCGTCAAGGAAGTCATTAAATCGGGCAAAAACAACAACCACATGCCAGTGCTGGCGGTCGAGGCCTGGGTAGACGCGCCGAGCAAGCCGGAGGAAATACGCGGCTGGCTTGACTGGAAAAGCAACCTCAAGCGTTGGCGCTGCGCGGCGCCGGCAGGTGGCGACGCTGGAGCCGGCGAGATTTTCTAGCGATGGACTGGCAGCACTATGCGCTGCCCGTCGCCAAGCACTTTTGGGGTGAGCCTTCCAGGCGCACTGAGCGCGAGATTTTTTGGGGCAGCCAAAACGCCCGCAAGATCGACGTGCAGGCCGGCACCTGGTTTGACCACGAGTTAAACGTCGGCGGTGGTGTCGCGGATCTGATCCGCCACCACTTCCCGAAGGCGAACCCCGCAGAGTGGCTGCGCGACGAGTTTGGCGCCGAGATCGACGAGGCAGACGCTGCAGCCTGGACGCTGCGGCCGCTGCCCGTTGCGCCGCGCGTCACGACCTATGACTACTTACGCGCCGACGGCAGCGTGCACCTGCGGGTCACGCGTCGCGACCTGGCGGACGGCACCAAGACCTTTTCCCAGGCGCTGGCGGATGGGCGCAAGCCGACCGCAGACCCGAGCTACCGGCCTATTCCGTGGCGGCTTAACAAGATCGTCGCGCAGGCGGACGCGGACCTGTTTATAGCGGAGGGCGAGAAGGCATGCGCCGCGCTCGAGCAGCTCGGCGTGCTCGCGACGACGAACCCTGGCGGCGCGAAAGCATGGAAGCCAGAGCTGGCGCAGTATTTCGCAGGCAGGCGCTGCTTTGTCCTGCCCGACAACGACGTGGCCGGCGAGGCGCACGCGGCGCAGGTGATGCAGACACTGGCCGGCGTTGCGGCCGAAGTGCGGCTCGTGCGTCTGCCAGGTTTGCCTGAAAAGGGCGACGCGCACGATTGGATAGCCGCCGGTGGCACGCGCGAGCAGCTGCTGCAGCTCTGCGCGACCGCCGAGGTGAACGCAGCCGACATCACCAGCAGCCTGCCGCTGCGCGCGCTGTCCCTTGAGCAGCTCATGCAGCGACCGCCGGCGCAATGGCTTGTGCCAGGCATCTTGCCAGCGCGCGCGACGGCAGCCATCTGGGGGCCGCCGGGCAGCTTTAAGACGTTCCTGGCGCTCGACCTGATGCTGCACATCGCCCACGCGCGCAGCTGGAACGGGCGAGATGTAGACCCAGGCCTGGTTGTCTACATCGCGGGTGAAGGTGTTGCGGGCCTGCGGGCGCGGGCGGCGGCCTGGCACAAGCACCATAACTTGCAGATCGCAGACGCGCAGTTCCTGCTCGTCGAGGAGGCAGTGCCGCTGGACGACGGCGGCGCCGACGCGCTGATCCAGACAGTCGATGCCCTGCGCCAAGGGCGCGACGTCAAGGCCGTCGTGTACGACACGCTCGCGAGATGCCTGCGCGGCGACGAGAACAGCGCCGAAGACATGGGAGCCGCCATCCGCGCCATCGACCAGGTGCGCCTGCACCTAGACGCGACACAGCTGGTCGTCGCGCACCAGGGCAAGGACGCGGCGCGGGGGCTGCGTGGCAGCTCAGCACTGCACGGCGCGCTCGATACAAGCCTGCAGGTGCGCAAGCACGAGATGCACGCCGAGGTGTTGCACCACAAGCAGAAGGACGCAGAGGAGCTGCTGCCCATGTGGTTCGAGCTCCAGCGCGTCGAGTTTCAGGTGCACTGCCTAGACGACCTGGAGGCCAGCCTGGTGCCGGTCCTGGCAGCTGCGCCAGGCGGCAGCACGACGCAAGACAAGCTGCTGCAGGCGCTGGCGCTGGCAGTCGTGCGATGGGGTCGCGACGACGCTCCGGGCTGGCCTGGGGCGAGCTGCACGCTCGAGGAGTGGCGCGCCGTGGCGGACGAGCTGGCAGCTCTGGGCGGCGGTAGCGGCGAGTCGCAGCAGCGAGCCTGGCGGCGCGGCATAGCAACTCTAGAGCGTAACAAGCAGGTGGTAGTTCGCGGTCAGCGTGCCGGACAGTTGTCCGGAGGGTTGTCCGGAGGGTTGTCCGGCAGGGGTGCCGAATGAGGCGCTGCGGACAAGTTTTAGGGGTGTGTCCGGACATGTCCGCCGGGCTGAAAGCCGCAGAAAACATGGGTTTTAGCAGAAGCAACAGAAGCGGGCGGACAAGCACGGCTAGCTGCGGAAAAGCGGACGGACAAACCCCCTCTAGGGGGTTGTCCGCTTGTCCGGAGCCCTGTCCGCGTTTTGTCTGTGGGGTAAGCATATGAGGCAAGATGAAGATCCATTTGCGCCGCCGGCTGAGGTCGCGGTGCGTGAGCTAGACCGGGTAGCGCATCGCATCGAGACGGCCTGGGGCACGGCTGACAGGCTGTGCCTCGCGGCAGGACAAGATCTGGCCGCCAAGTTCAACCAGCAGCTCGAGCGGCTGAACGCTGCACTGGCGGCGGGCGACCAGGCCGGCATCAGCGCGGCGGCCGGCGGCATGCGGCGCGCATGGATAGCCCTCGACGCGGCTGCGCGGGGCACGGGGCAGCTGCCGCCTGGCGAGGCGGTGTTCGTCGGTATGCACCCGGATGGCTTTGCGGTGGCTCTGTACCAGCCAGGTGCCAGCCTGCCAGACCTGCCAGAGGGCGCTGTCCGCGTGCATGTGGACACGGCGATCCAGCACCTGCCTGCAATCGTGCTCGAGACATTCAAGGTGTTTGGTTCACCCGGCCCGGAAGGGCATCGCGTCCGCGAGTTGCCATCTGATGACATACCGTTCTGAGGAGCCGGCAGGCTATGAGGCATGCAGCGAGTGCGCCGGTCGCGGCTATGTGCTGTTCCGCGTTAGTGAGACGCGGGATGAGCGCGTCGAGTGCGACGTGTGCCTGGGCTCCGGCGAGGTGCTAGCCGATGAGTGACGCCGAGAAGCCAGCGACCAGGCTCTACTCCGTGCTGCCGGCGCGCGCAGTGCAAGACGAAGCGCTGACGCTGACGCAGTTGCGGATCCTGGCGGCGTTGTGCCTCCACACCAATGCGGCCGGCATTGCGTGGCCCAGCTATCTGACGCTGGCGCGGCATGTAGGCTGTCACCGCGCAACAGTCGAGCGCTACATGCCGGCGCTGCGGAATATGGGCTACATCAGAAAGCTCGCCTACAAGCCGTACCCGAGGCATATCAAGCGCAAAGGACGCGGGCTGACGCCGAGGTGGCAGGTGCTCTACCAGGGCGCCGAGACGCCGGTGCCGAGCCGCGAGGAGATTTACGCGCCGGTGCCGGCTGTGATAGCCGAGCCGGACGACGACAATGCTGCTGGCGATAACGAAGAGGGGGTCCGGGGGATCGACACGGAGTTGCAGAAACGCGTGGCTGGCGCCTTCGTCGCCGGCGCTGCGGCCGCCGGCCAGCACCGGCTCCTCGAGCCACAGCTCGCAGCTGCCGCGCTCCTGGTCGTCGCCGGCCGCAGCCCAGCGGAGATCCGCGAGTACACCATCGCGGCGTGCCAGGCGGCGCTCGAGGCCCGGCGCTCGCCGCCATCGACGCTGATGCAGGTCGCGAAATGGGCCGGCTTGCTGTAAAATACAAAACTCAAACCAGGGTGAGAGATATGCAAGCCTCCGATGACGCCGGCGTCGAGCCCGAAAGCCGCCGCGACGACCCCGCCCGGGGCCATCGAGCGCTCGCGGCCGGGGCCGCCCCCCGGCCCCCCCGCCCCCGCGCGTCTGCTGGGGGGCCGCCGCAGGAAATAGTTGCGCGTTTTTGGGAGCAACATCGTACCTGCGACTTCTGCGGCGCGCAGACGCGGGGCCGGCGCGTCGGGGGCGGCGTGCACTGCGGCGCCTGCCACCGGGAGCTGTTGCCGCTATGACGGTCGGCCGCACGCTCGAGGCAGCGCTAGGCCTCATCACTGGCGACCGCGCGAAACAGCATGGCGACTACGAGCTGAACCACGCCAACATCGCGGCTCTGTGGAACGCCTATTTGCGCATCAGGCGCGAGCCTGGGGCAGAGCTGACGCCAGCCGACGTGGCATTGATGATGGCTCTGCTCAAGGTTGCGCGCACGCAGCTCGGCGGCTTCAACCCCGATGACTACTGCGACGCGGCGGCCTACCTGGACCTGGCGCGCGAGCTGGCGCATGAGTGACAAGCTGACCGTGCGCAAGGCGCGAGCTGCGCTGGCATCTGACGACGAGGCGCAGCGCCAGGTGGTGCTGGACGAGCTGCGCGCGATAGCGGCGGCTGAGATCACTGATGTGCTGAGCTGGGACGCCTTGGGGCGCGTGACGTTTCTGGCGTCTGATGCGCTCGATGTTCGCGCGCGCAAGGCTATCAAAAAGGTGCGCGTCACTCCCAACCAATTTGGCAACAGCATCGAGGTCGAGCTGCACGACAAGCACGCAGCGCTTCGCCTGCTGGCTAAGCACCACCAGCTGCTCGAGCCGCAGGCGGATAGCCGCAGGCCGGCTCTGATCGGCATTAACTTGCGTGGGCCGGAGGTCGTGGGCTACGAGGTTGTGGACGATGACGCCAGTACCGATTAGCTGGCTCGGCGCCGTGGTACGGGAGCTGCGGGAGGAGCGCGGCTGGAGCCGCAACGAGCTGGCGGCGCAGGCTGACGTGCACCCGCTTACAGTTTTGCGCATCGAGCTCAACCAGCGCGCGGCTAACGTAGCTACGGTGCAGGCGCTGCTGTTGGCGCTCGACCACGAGCTAGAAGTGGTGCCGGCGGATGGGATCGGGGTGCGGCGTGGCTAGGTCGAATACTGATCGCAGCCCTCGCCGCAAGCGCGTTGCTGAGGCCGATCCGCTCGAGAGCCTTGACCTGGACTTCTCGCAGTCGGCTACGACCTGGCGCTTCCTGCAGGACGACAGCTTCTTTCGCGGCCTGCTCGGACCGGTCGGCAGCGGCAAGAGCTACGCGTGCGCCGCTGAGGTGCTGTTGCGTGCGGCGAAACAGCCGCCAAGCCCGCTAGACAACACGCGCTACTCCCGCTTCGTTGTGGTGCGCAACAGCTATCCGGAGCTGCGCACCACTACGCTCAAGACGTGGACAGATCTTTTCCCCGAGAACCGCTGGGGGCCGCTGCGCTGGTCGCCGCCGATCACGCATCACCTGCAGTTGCCGCCGCGCGACGGCGTGCCTGGCCTCGACTGCGAAGTTATTTTTCTTGCGCTCGACAAGCCGAAGGACGTGCGCAAGCTGCTGTCGCTCGAGCTGACGGGGGCTTGGATCAACGAGGCGCGCGAACTGCCGCTGGCTGTTGTCCAGGGGCTCACGCATCGTGTAGGCCGCTACCCTACCAAGGCGAACGGCGGCGCTCCGTGGCGCGGCATCTGGGCCGACACGAACCCGATGGACGACGACCATTGGTGGTACCGCCTGGCGGAGAAGGAGCCCATTGGCGGCCGGTACAAGTGGACTTTCTTCAAGCAGCCGGCCGGCATGGTGCAGGTCGAGGCTGACGCACCGGATGCCGTCCCTGGCGCCGGCAGGTGGTGGCAGGTCAATCCAAAGGCCGAGAACATCAACAACCTGGCGCCGGGCTACTACGAGCAGCAGCTGGGTGGCAAG